AAGGTAAATAAAATAAAATTAAAAACAAAAAATAGACATGGCAGATTTATTAATGAAAATGCCGGTTCCATACGAACCGAAAAGAGTTAACCGTTTCATACTAAGATTTCCCTCTTCATTGGGTATCAACGAATGGTATGTAGCATCAACGGCAAGACCAAGCGCAAAAATCAATTCAGTAGCAATACCGTTCATTAACACATCAACTTATGTTGCTGGTAGATTCGAATGGAATGAACTAAGAGTAACATTTAAAGACCCAATTGGACCTTCAGCGTCACAAGCGTTGATGGAATGGTTCCGTTTACATGCGGAGTCAGTAACGGGTCGTATGGGTTACGCAGCAGGTTATAAGAAAGACATTGAATTAGAAATGTTAGACCCAACGGGAGTTGTGGTTGAAAAGTGGATTCTTCAAGGTACATTCTTAACTGATTTGAACTTCAACGAACTTGATTATTCGAGAGATGACATTGCAACTATCACAGCGTCTTTACGTATGGATAGATGTATTCAAGTTTACTAATTTTATTATCAGTATTTTACGTATTTTAATAAAATAAAATTGTCTATTTACAATATTAAGGGTCTTCTGTTGGGAGACCTTTACTTTTTTATAAAAGTTTCGTAATTTTATATAGTTATTAATAAAACAAATTTATGGAAGAATTTAGAATTGACCCCACGATTGCGTATGATGTCGTGGAACTACCTTCAAGGGGTATTTTTTACCCAAATAATAAAAAATCATTAAAGGTTTCTTATTTAACTGCCGCTGATGAAAATATTTTAGCAGCACCTAATTTAATTCAAACAAATTCAATTGTTACTGAACTATTAAAAAGAAAAATTTTAGACAGAGATTTCCCAATTGAAGATATGGTTGAGGAAGATAAACAAACTGTTTTAATTTTTCTTAGAAATACCGCATTTGGTTCAGAATATAGTGTTACCTTAACGGACCCAAAAACTGAAATTGATTTTAAGGCTACAGTTGATTTAAGTAGTTTAACATTTAAATCATTTGATTTAGTTCCTGATAGTAACGGTGAATATCCATATTTTATGGAAAAATCTAAAATTGGTATAACTTTTAAATTTTTAACTCAAAAACAAGAAAATGAAATATCTGAAATTCAAAAAAGTTGGAATGGTGCTGGATACGCACCTATTATTACAAAACAATTAGAAATGATGATTAAATCTGTTGAGGGTAATAAAGACCAAATGAATATTAGAAACTTCATTGAAAAATTACCAATTAAAGACGGACAAGACTTTAGAAAATATGTTTCAGAACAAAGACCAGGCGTAGACCTTAAACAAACAACAAAAACCCCATCAGGAGAAGATATCCAATTTTATATTGGGTTTGGGGTTGAGTTTTTTCGCCCTTTCTACGGACTATAAGAAAAACCAACTTTCGGAAATTTTATTCCTTGTTAAACGAGGATTCTCTTATGGGGACATAAATTCTATGCCAATTTATATAAGAAGATATTATATTGATTATATAATAGAATTGGAAAACCAACAGTAATCTATTTATATGTATGGCTAAATTAAGTACAACACCCAGTCAACAGTTAAGTAGTACACCACTTATGACTTTACAAACATTTTTAAGTCAGTTTGAAAATGAAACCGATTCAAATGGTAGAACATGGAATAGGCAATCATTAACAGACTTACATAGAAATTATAATGGCGGTAGAACCTCAAATACAACTAACCCTAGAGGTGATGATGGAAATAAAGGGAGTAGTTTTATGGGTAAACTGGTCGGTGTTGCTGCGGATATTGCAAAAACTCAAGAAATAAGTGACCCATATTCGGGTATTAAAGATTCATATATTGAAGCTAATGCAGCTCTTACTTCTTTAATAAATTCAGAAGGTAAACTTAATGATGTAAAAGAAATTGGAAAAAATCTAATGGAAGGTACATATCAAAGATTTTTAGATTATTTAACTGAACAAACAAATTTATTACATCAAGTCAATGAAGGAACTAGTTTAACAGGAAAACTATCCGAGGGTGTTAGAGAAGAATTAACCAATAGTAGCGTTCCTCTAATGAAATATAAGATAGGATTTCAAGAAATTGTTACAGCATCTTTAAAATTAACAGCAACAACCAGTAAATTTAATCTTATTAATGCTGAAACATGGGATAAAGTTGGTCAATCAGCTAAAGCATATGTTGGGACATTATCCGATTTAACAGATATGTTACCTGCTTTTGAAAATATTGGTTATGGTGCAAGTGACACCGCAAAACAAATTCAAATTTCAGGTCAAAGAATGATGAAACTTGGATTAGATTCTAAATCAATGTTAAAAGATATGCAAAAAGACATTGGTAAATTAAATGAATATGGTTTTAAGGATGGAATACAAGGGTTAGCTAATATGGTAACCAAAGCAAAAGAATTTAGGATGTCAATGGAAGAGACATTTAAAATTGCAGACAAGGTTATGGACCCTGAAGGGGCAATTGATATGGCAGCAAATTTACAGGCGATAGGTGGTGCAATTGGTGATTTAGGTGACCCATTGAAAATGATGTATATGGCAACAAATAATGTTGAGGGAATACAGGATGCATTAATTGGTGCTTCACAATCCCTTGCAACATTTAACAAAGAAGGTGGTCGATTTGAAGTTACAGGAATTAACATAAGAAAAGCCAATGCAATGGCTAAAGAAATGGGAATTTCGATGAGTGAACTAACCAAAGGAGCAGTAGCGGCAGCAGAAAGAACATCAGCGGCAACCGCGATGTTATCAAACGGATTAAAATTAGATAAAGACCAAACTGCACTAATTAGTAACCTTTCCCATATGAAAGATGGTAAAATGACTATGGAAGTTCAAGGAGACGAAATGAGAAAAATTCTTGGAGTTAATAAAGATGTTAAAGAGGTTGCATTGGAAAGCCTAACACAATCACAAGCTGAATCATTAGCTGAATATCAAAAAAGAGAATCGGAAAAAACACCTGAAGATATTATTAGGGGTCAAGCAACAAATATTGAATTAGTAACAAGGGATGTAAATTATATTTTAAGATTATTAACAGTCGAATCGGGGAAAGCAGGTAAAAGTGTTATGAAATCATTGGATATTGATTTTGATGTTATTTCAGGTGAATCAAAAAAAATGAGAGAAAAGGGAGGTGACTATATTAAAGGAGCGTCTGATGAAATAACATCAAAATTAAAAAACGATAAAGAAATTAAAAAAACGGCTAAAATGAATAGTGTGGAGTCAAAGACTGTAGATAATTCATCATCAAATGCAAATAATCAAAATAGTAATGCGTCAACTGGAGCCCTCGCATCTAATAATGTAATGACCATTAAGCATCAATTTAGTGATAGTACTGTGATTTTTGATAACACCAAAAAATTGATTGATGAGTCGGTAACAAGAAATCCAAAAGAATATACTATAATACCATTTAATTACGCTTAATAACCGTAATAAATAAAATTAAAAAACATCTATTTATAAAGTAAAACATAAATGCCAACTTATTTAGATTTTGATACCAGTAGGAATAAATCAGGAATACCTGACTCCAAGGACGGTTTTAGAGATTACTTAATCGCTAGAACTCTTAATGTACCTAATGGTCCTCAGACTTTTACTAATGCAAATTACGCAGTACAAACACTAAGGGATATGCCAAACATAGACCCTGGCAATGTATTATCATTAAATGCACTTGGTCAAACAAATGTTACCGCAACTACTTTTACCAATATTTATGTTCCTCCTCAATTTGACGTATATGCTTTTATTTCAATGGCTTTTCAACCTCCAAGAAGGTCACCAAGTTATCTTAATTCATTTACTAAAAACGACACTAATTTAGTTAGTATAATGACAGGACAAAGATTTGATGATGATTCTACGTTAATGAAATTTGCTACGAGATACATCCATGACAATGCACAAGGACCTGTTTTTTCGAGAATAGAAAGAAATTTAGATGCAGCAACAAACGGTAGAGTTAGAGTTATTGACGCATTAAATGGAAACACCGCAACCGCATTAAATTTATTAACAGGAAGAGAACCTTTAATTGAATTTAATAATAGAGTTACCGTATCCTCAACTTTATTAGGTAAGGGTATAGATTTTTTACAAACAGTTGTTGGAACACAGTTACCATTTAGTGAAATTCCGGGTGATTATTTATCAAACCCAAGAAATCCAATTGAAAATAGACCCGAACCTAGAACTCAATCCGGTGCTATTTTACAAGATATCACGGGAGTAATAGGTTCAATGGTTGGAATACAAAGAAGACCAAAAATTACAAGAAAACCTTCCGATTTGTTTATTGAATATATGGGTCAAGGACCAAAACAGTCTTTATTTGATTTATTAACATATTCAAAATACGCACCAAATTACACAACAACAGCTAGGTCACAACAATCATCTAAAATATTTCAATTTGCAGATAGGGTTGGAGAAGGTATCAAAAACTTATTAGGTCTTGAAGCGCCAAAAGGACTAGCGTACATGGGTGACGATAGAAGTAATGATGTTAGACACACAATGTCCGACTTTAATGATAATGTTGTTAAAAGTAGTTATTATCTTAGTTTAATGTTTGACCCTGTTGCCGCATCATTATTTGAAAGAAAAAGAAGTATTTCACAAGGTGGTCAGATTGGTGGTAAACTAACATGGATTAGTCGTAATTCTATAAATAAATTAGGAGCAAATAATGCTGAATGGGAATCTGAAAGTGGAAAATTAAATGAATCATTATCAACAAAATTTGGTTTTAGACAAGATTCGATATTAGATAAAACACAACAACTATTGGATTCAATGCCAAAAGGTGGTGAAGGTTCTCGTACTCATGTTGGTAATGTAATTGACCAAACAAGTAGAATCTTTAAGGAAGGTGATACAGTAATGTCGAGAGGTTCAAATATTAAGTATACAGATAAATTTTCAGGAGAAGAAACTGGTGTTGAATACTGTAGAGTATGGACAAAAGATAGGTCTTACATGAACTATTCTGATACCATGAAAAGAACCGCAAACATTAGAAAGTTTGATGATAGTATTTTAGGAGGAGAAAGTAGAGTGTGGAATATAAACTACGCTCCGATGTCAAGTGGAGTAAATGACCCATCAGGAAAAAATTCTTTTGATGGAGTATCAACAAACATATTTAAACAAGGTGATGGATTTTATGCTAAAAAATATATGTTTTCAATTGAAAACTTAGCTTGGAAAACTTCAAATACTCCGGGATTTACATATAATGATTTACCATATTGTGAAAGAGGAAACAATGGTGGTAGGGTTATGTGGTTTCCACCATATGATTTAAAAATTAGTGAAAACAATAGTGCTAGATGGAACGATAATACTTTC